AGATGGGTTTTTGGCACATGAGGTTTCTTCCATAGTACCAGAAGCTGTTACAGGAACAAAAGATGAAGTGGATGAAGACGGCAATGCAGTAATGCAAGGCATAGACCAATCTAAACTAGTACCACTACTAGTAAAAACAATACAAGAACTTGAAGCACGAATAGCTAAATTAGAAGGAGGTTAGCATGGCAGCACAATGGACAATAACAAGCACCCAATATGATATCAAAGGGTCAAAAGGTGATAATCAGATAACCACTCTTCATTGGGAGTGCAAAGATCAAGATGGTGATCACTCTGGTAGAGTTTATGGGTCAATAGGTATACCAGAACCAAGTGGAGATTTTATTGAGTACTCAAAAGTAACACATGAGAACTGTCTGACTTGGTGTAAAGCTATTATGGGTGATGACGAAGTCAAAGCTTATGAAGATAATGTAGCTAATCAGATTGCATTAAGCAAAACTCCCACACAGGGGTCAGGAAAACCGTGGTAATAAAGGAGGACTAATATGCCAATGGGAAAAGGAACCTATGGTTCAAAAAGAGGTAGACCACCTGCAAAGAATGGTCTTACTAAAAAACAAAAGACTTTGCCAGCTAGTCTTAAAAGAAAGATAATGGCATCTAAGAAGAAGTAATGTTTGATCCAGCGTCGATAGCTACTGCAGTTAGCCTATCGACTGCTGCATTTAACAACATCAAGAAAGCATTTGCTATTGGTCGTGATCTGGAAGGTATGTCTGGTGATCTATCAAGATGGATGAAAGCTAGCTCTGACATAGAGCAAGCTGTTAAATCTACAAAGAATCCTCCCTTTTATAAAAAGATGTTAAGTGGTGACTCAGTTGAAGAAGCTGCCATGAAAAGTTTGGTTGCTCAAAAGACTTTGGAAAAGCAACGATATGAATTACAACAGTATGTTAAGTTTAAGTTTGGTGTTAAAGCTTGGGATGATTTGCTCAAGATGGAAGGCAAGATACGAAAGCAAAGACAAGAGTTAATCTATAAAAGACAAGAACTAAAACAAAAGATTATCGAAGGTGTGTTTGTTATTGTTCTTATATGCTCAATCATAGGTTTAATCTTTTTTGCAATATGGTTAAAGAAACAACAAGATGTCTGAGAAAGATATTATATTTGTTTTTATTGTTCTTTTGTCTTATGTTTGGTGTACATGGTTTGAACCCAAATGGATATTTATTAAGTGAGGATATATGCCAGCTACCATTATAGATGATTATAAAATATTTCCTAGATTGATGATGCTTGTTGTTACCATACTTACTTATCAAAGTGTGCATTGGTATATGGCATTAGACAATCCAACAATACAACAAAGTGGTTTAGTATCTGTATGTATGGGTGCTTTAACTGGTTGCTTTGGAATCTGGATGAACGGAGAAAGAAAGAATGATACTAACAATCGTTAAATCTTTAGGCTCATTGGCATCTAGTTATGTAGATGGCAAAGTGCAAACTCAAAAAGTAAAAGCAGAAATACAAAAGAAACAACTGACTGGTGAGATTGACTGGGATTTGGAAGCTATCAAAGCTACACAATCTAGCTGGAAAGATGAGTGGATTACCATATTGTTATCCATACCATTCCTTCTTTGTTTTATTAATGATGACACAAGGCAGATGGCATTTGCTGGATTCCAAGCATTGGAACAAGCTCCAGCATGGTATACATATAGTTTTGGTGTGGTGATTGCTGCATCATTTGGTATAAGATCAGCAACTAAATTTTTTGGAGGTAAGAAATAATGGCTTTTGTTGATGGATATGGAGTAAAAGGTAAGTTTACAGCAAACACAGGTAAGAAAGCTGCACAGGAAAAAGCAAAGAAAGCAGAAACTTTTCGCGCTCAAGAGAAATCTTATTTAACAAAATCCATTGGAACAGCTGGACCAAAACCATCTGTAGATATGAGTAGTGGTGGTGATGATGATAAACCAAAAGAAATTAAATCTGTTGACATGGGTGATAAAGATAGTGGAGTTGTAACAAAATCAAAAGCACCTCTACAAAAACCAGCTGGGATTGATAAAGAAAATACTTTCATTGAAAGTGTGCAAATGGGTGATAAAGACTCAAGCCCACAAACTATTGCACCATTAAAAGTATCAGAGATTCTTGAACCAGTTATGCTTCTTGAAGAAGATGAAGATATAAGAACAACATCTGGTGTTGAAATACAAAGAGGAGTTGGTTTAGGAATAGGTAGATTTGTAGAAGGTTTAGAATCACAGAAACCTGAGGCTTCATTAAGAGTTAAAGTTGGTTATGATTTTGATCCTTCAACCAAATTAATTGATAAATTAAGTGTAATCTATAGACAGGATTTTTAAAATGTATAAACTTTCACAAAGAAGCAAAGATAAATTAAGTGGTGTAAAAACAAGACTTATAGCTGTTGTCACTAGTGCCATAGAACACACGACCGTCGATTTCGGAGTGATTCAAGGACTCAGAACTTTGGAAGAACAAAAGGAACTTGTTGCCAAAGGTGCAAGCCAAACAATGAAATCAAAACATTTGACTGGTGATGCCGTCGATCTCATAGCCTATGTTGGTTCGAGGGCATCATGGGAGCTGAATCTCTATGATAACATTGCAGATGCCATGAAGAGAGCAGCAGAGATTTGTGATGTAGGTATTCGTTGGGGTTGTGCCTGGCACATACCAGATATCAGAGAGTATGATGGTTCAATGCAAGATGCAATGAATGACTATATTGATCTTAGAAAAGGACAAGGGCGCAGACCTTTTATTGATGGTCCTCATTTTGAGCTTTCTCAATAAACTCCATAGCTAATGTAGCATAACCAGCAATATCTTTATATGAATCTTCATGATTAGGCTGTTGTCTTAATCTCATAGCTTTTGTCAGTATCATCATAATACATACATCTAAGTATGTGAAATTCATATCTTTATATTCTGACCAACACTTAGCTATCGCTCTTAGATTATCAGTTGGATTACCATACACATTTTGTCTTTTATCTAATGTATCTCCAACTTCTCTTAGGAATTGCGCTCTTGTCATTTACATCTCCATCTGGGTGTATGGCTATGAAAGGAAAACGCGACACCATAGCCATACTTTTTCTGGTGAGCATGGCTAGGAAAGGGTGAACCAGCCATGCTCGTTTTTAGAATGGTATTTCATCATCAATAATAGAAGCTTGACTTTCTTCTGTTTTGTTTTGTTTAGATAATTTTTCTGAAACTTGCAAGCTTAACATATTCTTCCCATCTTTTGTTTGTCTTTTCCAAGCAGCCAATCTCATTGGTTTATCTTTATTAAACATTTCATTCAACGATCCAGAGTATTTTGGTGCGCCCTCACTAACACTATCATTCTCAAACAAAGCACAGAACTCTGTATATACTTTGAGAATAGTCCTACCATTTTTAGTTTTTTCTTTTACAACTGCAAGCTTATGTTCTTTCCCTTCCATATCCAGCTTCCCAGTTAGCATTAGCTTATCTTCTGAACTGAACGGTGGGAATACAGCTCCCTTGTTTGTATTATCGTACTCATTAGAACTCATCATTGTTTCCTTTCATATATTTATTGTCATCATATTTACCCAAGAATACATCAGCATCAAATCCAAGATGTGATAAACCTTTTGTTAGTGCATCTGTTAGTGCCATCTTTGGAGCATCATCATTTGCTTTCTTTTTGTTATCAAGATTTACAAATGTTCTTGATCCAGCTATCGGTCCAAAAGATCCGAAATATGTAGTAATAGTTACCTTTGCTACCACCATCATAATATTTCCTAATGTGGGATAGTCATACTCTACAGTATATGTCCAGCCATCATTCTTTGTATCATTACCAACCGGACCAAGAACAGCAGTAGCTTTTAAGATTTGGTACATAGGATCTATTGCGTTAAAAGATCTGGCACCGAATGATACTTTACTTATAAATGCTGGATCTGTTTCACAAACTGCTTTCCATAATTTTAAATTAGTATTTGCAACTTCATCAGCTTTTTTAATTTTTTCTACTAATCTTTTTTTTAATAACCATCTAGGTTTTTCATCACCAAGATTATCTTTTCTCATAGTCATTTTATTCACCCTTTATTTCTGGCTCTTTATCTTCAATTACATATTGCCAAAACTTGAATACTTTTTCTTTGAGCCGATCAAGAAAAGCTCCATCTTTAGGTACAGCAATACACTTCCAAGGTTTCCCATTACCAAAAAAGTTTGGGAAATAACACAAGCTAGTATTCGATAACCACATATAAAACTGTAGCTGTGCGTAATATCTGTTTACTTGTGCATCCATTTTAGCAAATGAATTAGTATGTTTGGCTTCTACAATAGCTGATTGACCTACTACAGAAGCATCTATTGTACCTTTCAATGGTACTCCATTGTAATTCAATGCAAATTCTTTTTGAAAGTTTTCAAGTCCACATTCGTATTCTTTTGCAAACACTTGTAGATTGTAAGCTTCTGTTAAGATACCAATTTGAACTTGATGATTGTTAGATAAATCCTCTGGTTCTTTTCTTTTTGTTTTGATTTGCCATAGATCATACCAATCATCTCCCATGATTTTGGTACAATCAGACCCACCAATAAAACCTGTTCTATTCATGATTTACCCTTTCAATTATTTATACTTTACTTTTTATTTTTATTCAAGCATAATTGTTTTATAGAAAACCAACACTTTTCTCCTATGCCACTGCAAAGTACGCCTGTCTTTGTAGTGGCTATTTTTTTCTGTTGTTTAAAAGTCTGTCATTCCAAGGAGTGTAGTAAAGATCTTCTTCTTTGGAAAGCTCATACAGATCTTCAGCTGCATACAACCAATCTGGATAATCATTCTTCAACATATTATCCGGCATGGGTGGTAATGTAATCTTTGTCTTTCTTGATGTTGATCCAACAAGTAATCTTTTGAGTTTAGTCATTTTGTTTTTCATAGAATATCTCCAGCTTTGGCCTATCTAATGGTATCTTGGGTGTATCGTATGTGTCAACATAAGTTACAAAACATTTGGTTCCATCATCATAAATCTGATTGTGGTACTTTGTACAATCTTCCATTGTTTCAAAGTTGACTAACAAGATGGTACTGTAAACTATCTTACTTCCAGTTACAAAACTTCCTGTCATTTTAATCCTCCAAGCCTAATGCTTTTCTAGGATTCTCGTGAAAAGATATATCATTATCTTGATATTCTTTTTTTATATCTGCAGCCCAATCTGACAAAGCATCTGCTTTTATAACATACTTCCATTGATTCCATATTTTTTTATTCCAAAGAATATAACCTTCCCCATTTAAATCATCCCACTTCAATGAAGCTAATGTATGTTTATACTTACTCATTTATTTTTCCCTTTCTTTAGTTGTTCAATTATCTTCAGTTTTTCTTTCAATGAAACACTTCGAAAGTGTCTTTCCAAAGGTAAGACTTTCTTCCAATTAAATTTTTTAGTTAAGATTCTAAACTCTTCGTCGAGATCCATGTGCTATCTAACACCTCCAAGTATCTTTGTCTGTTTTTGATTCGCCAATTTATTTTCTTAGCAAACTTTGACCAACTTGGAAAGTAATCTTCTTCTTCTGCAATCTCTTTAATTGCATGAACAAGAATGTCAGCAGGCACATCTTTTAGATTTTCAACAAAAGCTTTCATTCGATACTTCAAATCTTTTACTGTTTCACCGAAAGGTGGCTTCAGCAAGGCTGTAAGCTTCACCAAGCGTGCAAGTATCTCTTCCGAGGGTAAAGGTACTAGAGT